ACTGGTTTCAATATCTAATAAAAGGATTTTCACTTATCATATTCCATTGTCTTATGTGCTTGCCACAATAGGTTCCCTATAGAATCAACAAGACCTTCATTGTCTCTCATTGTTTCTTGACCTAATGTATTAAACAACATGTGCATTAATTCATGGTAGAATGTAATACCTTTAAGATCATGTGGTTTAATATTGCTATCGAACCAGATTTCACCATCATCATATCTACATAATCCATGTGCATCTGATTTAGAAAGACCATCTTTTAATAATACATTAATGGTCTGTCCACCTAGTTGAAAACTACTGGGAAGTTTGAACTGTTTCATTAGTAGCTTTCTTAGGACGTCCACGAGTTAGCATAGCGTCTGCATTAGCCCAACAAGCGTCAAATTGAACAGTAGATGGATTTTGGTTTTTGTCTAGTAACGCATCAAGGAATGTATTAGCAAATAAGCTACGCTGACTTACTGATACACCCTCTTTGAATCCTTCTAAGAATGCACCCCGTAAGGCATTGTTCATGTCTTGATCTGTTACACGCTGTTCGTGTAGTGTGGCAATTGCCATATTATTGCATCCCTTCTGGTCCTTCGACTACAACAACGCTACGTGTGTCAACGAGTTGTACTCCGTTATTAATTAAGATATCCATAGCCATTTCAAGTAACAGATGTACTTGATTTGTGCTAAGGTTGGCATGGAAGTCTACGCTCCCATCCGCCATTTCGATTATCTGATGTATTTTCATGTGAGCCATTCTGGCGGCAGACCATCACGCAAATCCGACCACATAAAGCCAGCCTTAGTTGCCCAGTCTCCGTAAGAAGTTTTAGATCCTTTTCTTAGTTTAACTCGTGCATTCTGGAAGAATAGATAGAATGTATGGTCAGGATATTGTTCCTTGACCCATATCATCTTCTTTCTATCTTCAACAGTTAGCTTACCTTTAGTTTCAATGTAAACCTTGTCTTTTACTTTCCAGTCAGGAATGTAAGTTCTTATGGCTTCAGGTTGCTTGAACTTCAGCCGGTCCGGTTCGTACGTCACTGTGTCCGGGATCAGAGTCCTGAACTTCGCTTCGAACTTTGATTTGTAGGCTTGGAGGAACCCAGAGTTCTCCTTGACTTCTTTGGATATAGAGGAGCGCCCCATTTAAGTTAATGTCGTGTGCTTCATTTGTGTAAATATCTTTCACATAGTTGAACATGCTTAAGTCATCTGCTAAACTATCAATCATATCATGATGATGTTGCATGAACTTAGGCCATTTCTGTCTTGCTTTGCCGTCATAACCTGGTATGTTATCTGATACGTCTCCTAGGATTAGTTGCTTGTAGAAGCTTCTTAATCCGTCAAGGGGAGTTACGAACACACGTTCTTTGGTTACAAAATTAAAGTGATTTCCTGCAATCATCTTTAAGTCTTTGTCAATAGAACAGATAACGAAGCCGAGTGAGTCCTCACAGTCTGTGGCAGCGATACCAATAAGATCGTCTGCTTCACATCCTTCTGAGATAACTGCATTCCATGCTTCGACAAGGTAGTCCCTACATGCTTGTAGATGTACAGGCTTGGGCTTGTCTTTACGATTGGCTTTGTAATCCGGATAGATGTCATAACGAAAGTTACCCTTGCCAGTAAGGAAGTTACGATACTCTGTACTTTCTGACTCACGTAGGATATCTTTCATCATGTTTTCTATCCGAAGTACTGCAATCTCTTCAGGTTCATGTTCAGCACTAGCAGAACAGCGATATGCAACGATATCACCGTCTATTAGTGCTTGCATCACTCTACAGTAGGCATATCAAACTCTACCATTTCGCTTTCTATTTCTTCGATTGTTGTTTTCTTTTTACCGAAGACGAAGTCCTCAAGTTCTTTTGCGGTGGCAATGACGTCGGATACTTTGAGCGACTTAGCACCCACAGAAAGAATTGCTGTAGCGTTGCTAAGAGACGACTGACGAATGATGTAGACTTGACGTGCTGCACGTTCTTCTGGGGTCTCGTACGTACTACGTGGGGTTGGGCTTGCTGCCTTGCTTCCAGCACTACTTGCTGAGGCTGCTTGACTGCCGTCGGCTTTCTTGGCACTGACGAATTCGTCGTACCCTTTGTCGTTTTTGGCTTCTGTGACTTCAAATGTTTCTCCTGATTGTGCTTTAGATAAGATTGGGTATACAAACTTCTTGCTAGATACTACGTTACGTGTTGATGTTTTACCATCGCCAGTAAAGTTAATTTTAGCAATTTGGAATGATCCACGATCATCAATAATAACACCGTTAACTGTAATTAACATACTTTCCTTTTTCTAATGATTCATTGTGGGGCCATAGTGGCACTCACATGCTAATGGTATATTTGGTTTAACTCCGAACATCCTCTCAAAGTTTGTCGGCATGTCCGCAAAGCTATCCTCAAATAACTTAATAGTTTTTTCTACTTCTACATCGTCTACATCTACGAGGATACTGTCATGGATAGTTCCAATAAGACGTCCTCTAATTCCTGCTCGCTTAAACCTTTTCGCAAAGCATACTCTGATAATTGCCATGATGTCATGACCAGTTCCTTGTACAGGGTGATTTGTTAGTGTTGTCCATGGGATGGCTAGGTTGCCTTTGAAATCACGAACCAAGTCGAAGTACCATTCCCGTCCCTGAGGCCCAATGATAGGGAGACGTTGGCTGACCAATCGTGCCCAGGATTTGTGAGTAGTATCCAGTCCCTTGTATTTGGTGAAGAACTTATCTCCAATAGATTCCCAAAACTTAACCGTGCTGTTTGTTGCGGCAAATTCGGGGTCTTTGGAAAAGGCGTAAGCACTTCCTCGATAGATAGTTCGAAAGAGGTACTTTTTTGCGATAAGTCGGCTAGGAAGGCCGAAAGCTCTTTCATTCTCGCTATGTAAGTCTCGTCCTTCAAGAATCTCCTCCATCCCTATGGGATCTTGTGATAACCAAACAGCTGTCCACCATTCAAGTGCCTTAGCGTCAGCTTGTATAATCATTTCTTAGTTGTAAGAGCACATGTTGGATGTGCATCTTTTGGATGAAATAGTTTGTCATACACATCACGATTAAACATCATGAGAGCATCTTTAAAGTCGGAAGCTCCGTGGATACCAATGTATTCACTGAGATTAGACATGACAGTGTGTTCCCAAGATTCAGCGGCTACAACAGCCATTTCTTCTGAGATAATCATTGCTTGTTTAAGCTTGCCCATATTCACTCCTTACAAAGTTCTGCATCTCCGGAGGCATATTCTGGAGATTAGGTTTGGTAGATGATAGTCTACCGGTCCATGTTGTTACTTGATTGAACTGCCCATGGATTTTGTTTTTAGGCCAATGCATTTCTTCATTGATCTTGATGAAACCTTGATAGAACTCATTGACTTTGGTTAGCTGTGCTATTTTAAGGAGGAGCGGCACTACACCAGTTTTGTCTTTGAGTTTACGAAGTGTGTCTTCATTTGTGGAGAACAAACCTTCTTTCTTTAATTCTGTACCTTTAATTGGTTTAACCAGTCCATCCAGTCGATGAGTTTGTCTATCAATCGAATAACGAGGCTGTCCGAGTTTTCCCCCTGACTTATATAATCCTGCCAGGACACGTCTTTCTTCCTCAATAGTGCCTCCATAGAGATAGGCACTAAGGTGATCAGTGCTATTAAAGTTAATAGGTATATGAGGGTAACGAGAGCCCAGTTCCGTAGCAATTTTACTGATTTCTTCAGTGAGTTTATTACTTTCTGTTTGACATAGATCAAGGTCCACAGGAATTCCATTGTATTCCATTTCTTCTAAAGTTAGTAAGTCTTCACAACAGAGATGGATTAGACGCCATTGTTGTGGTTTTAAGGTACTTAGTTGTTTGTAATATAATAACAACGTTGTTTTAACGTCATTGATGTTGTATTCCGATAAGATGTCCCAAGGAACAGCATCGGTATCAATACCCTTTTCCCAGTATTCAGTCTTGACTACATCTGTTTTTTGTGGGAGTTCGTACTTTTCCAAGCAAGTAGCGAGGCTAGGATACTTAGTACGCTGACGGCTAATAACATACTCAGCAACTTGACAATCAAAGACTCGTTTGTCCAAGGTATCAATGCCGTAGCGACGCAACCAATGAAGGTCGAACTTAATGTTAAATCCAATAAGTAGCTCTGCATTGTTAATGGTTTGTTGTAGTAGTCGTAATCCCTCACTATCGGGATGCACGCAATTATGTGTAGTGCCATCAGTCCAAGCAACAGACACAAGTTTGTTAGTAGCATCGAATGGATTTCCTTTATTAGAAGTTGTACACTCTATGTCTATTGATAAGAGTTTCATACATCTGCTTGGAATGTGCTGGTTTGGATTTCAGCATACAGACGTTGGTTTAGTGTGTCTTTGTAAATTGCGTTACATTTTTCACAGAACACATCAGCATCTAGTAAACTTTCAAAGACACCAAGAGTATGTGCTTCATAGCCAACACTATGTGGATCAATTGGTTCTAGTAGTTTACATTTTCTAAGTACGACATAACACGGTGTAAAGCGTTTTCTTGTCATGATGGCATATCCACGTAACGGGCAATGCCCGGATTGATTTGGACTTCAATGCGTCCATGTCTCATTTCTGGTAATGTGTCAATATCACCAGTGAGCTTATTTTTAGAGATGTTTAGGAATCTGACATAGTCCCAGCCTTCATCGTAGATCTTACCGATGCCTAGAATCCAGTCAGCTTCAGCTTGTTTGGATGTTTTTGCATTAGCAACGTTGTTCATGGTGAGCCACCGCTGGCCGTCACCCGAACCGTCTGCTTGCGTAACACCGATAACAGGACCATATTGTTTGGCTAGTTCACGAGCCCATACGTAGATTTCACCTAATCGGAGATCTTCACGGTCATTCTTGAATCCACGGATTTTATCGATCTGATCAAGGATGATAAGCTCAGGATCAAGTTTGGCACAGAGACGTTCGATGTCGGTAGCTGACATAGATACCCCGTCAACCATCTTAAAACGGTCACCAAGGCGTTTATCGAACTCAGCCTTGGCATGTGGTATATCTCGGAACAACTCTACGTGTGTGAGCCCTAAGGCAGCTTGGTAACAACGTACCATAACCTTGTCACACTGCTCTTCGTTGTTAATCCACAAGACAGTACGCTTGGCTTGTTGAGCCATGCGAGTAGCTTCTGAAGCTAGGAAGGTAGTTTTACCTGTTTCAGGTCTCGCAAAGATGAAACCAAAGTCACCTTTACGCAGTGAACCAAGAGATTTATTAAGAGAATCGAGTCGCCATCGCAACCCAGGCGTGGCGTATGTTTGTTGATGTAGCGTAGCTAAGTCTGTAGTTGTGAACTCAAACTCATCAGTATCAACAAGTTCTTCGGCAGTTTCTAATTGTTTAACAAGTTTGTTAACATCTTCTATGCCTTTACGTCCTTCACTAGCATCGTAAGATACCAGAGCTAGCTGCGATAATACAGTTTTCTGCTTATACGCTTTAAGCAGATCCGCAACTAACTCCGGTCTTACATGGCAGGACCTAATAGTCTCGAGAACAGCTCTGTGTGTTTTGTCAATCTTTCCAGATGTTTCACAGATGATCTCGAATTCCTCGACAGTAATGTCGGTATCATGTTTGGCATGATAGTTGTCAAGGATGGACAAGAGAGTTGATAGTTCTCGTGTAAGTTGCTTTGGAGCAACATATTTACGATAATCTATCCAAGTTTGTTTAACAAGTAGAGACTTCAATAC